AAGCAGGTAACACAAGTCAAGGTTCCAATGCAGTTGCAATGGGTCAATATGCAGGTAACACAAGTCAAGGTTCCAATGCAGTTGCAATGGGCTCTCAGGCGGGTCAAACTAGTCAAGGTTCCAATGCAGTTGCAATGGGTCAATATGCGGGTCAAACAAGTCAAAGTTCTAATGCGATTGCTTTGGGGCGATCTGCGGGTGAAAATAGTCAAGGTATTAATGCAATTGCTTTGGGTCAATCTGCAGGTTATACGGGTCAAGGAACTAGAGCAATTGCTTTGGGTCTATCTGCGGGTCAAACAAGTCAAGGCGACTATGCGGTTGCATTGGGTAATTCTGCAGGTTATTCCAATCAAGGCGACTATGCGGTTGCAATGGGTAATTCTGCGGGTCAAACAAGTCAAGGCGACTATGCGGTTGCATTGGGTAATTCTGCAGGTTATTCCAATCAAGGTGATAGTGCAGTTGCACTGGGTCAATCTGCGGGTGAAAATAGTCAAGGTTCTAATGCAATTGCACTGGGTCCAGCTGCAGGTCTATCCAATCAAGGTTCTAAGGCAATTGCTATAGGTCTACAGGCGGGTTTTACAAGTCAAGGTGATAGTGCCATTGCACTGGGTTATTATGCGGGTCGAACAAGTCAAGGTTCTAATGCCGTTGCTTTGGGTCAAAGTGCGGGTCAATATAGTCAAGGTTCTAATGCAATTGCTATGGGCTATAATGCGGGTAACACAAATCAACCAGATAATTCCATTGTATTGAATGCCAGCGGAACCACCTTAAATGGATCTACTGCCAGTTCATTTTATGTAAAACCGATACGAAATGCAGAATCGAGCCAAGTATTAACTTATGAGCCAACCACACATGAAATTACTTATACAGATGGACTACCAGATGGTATCAATTATTCTGATTATATTTATTGGGATAATACCGCGAATGATTGGGCGGTGGGAGATTCAGAAGTACATATAGGTACCTATGCGGGTCAAACCAATCAAGGTATTAGTGCAGTTGCTTTGGGTGTTCAAGCGGGTCAATCAAATCAAGGTTCTAATGCAATCGCACTGGGTAATTCTGCGGGTACCACAAGTCAAGGTACTAGAGCAATTGCACTGGGCTATCATGCAGGCGAGTCCAATCAAGGTACTGATGCAGTTGCAATGGGTCAATATGCGGGTCAAACAAGTCAAGGTACTTATGCAATTGCTTTGGGCCGATCTGCGGGTTATACAAGTCAAGGTCTTAATGCAATTGCACTGGGTCAAAATGCGGGTCAATACAGACAGGGTAATGATGCAGTTGCTTTGGGTCAATATTCGGGTTACTTCATCCAGGGTAACCAAGCAATTGCAATAGGAACTGGTGCAGGTTATTCCAATCAAGGTGAAAATTCAGTTGCTCTGGGTAATAATGCGGGTTACGATACTCAAGGTTCTAATGCAGTTGCTATAGGGCTCTACGCGGGTAACGTCAGTCAAGGTTCCGATGCAGTTGCATTGGGACAATATGCGGGTCAGTCCAATCAAGGTTCTAATGCAATCGCCCAAGGATATAAAGCGGGTCAGTCCAATCAAGGTGAATATGCGGTTGCAATGGGTACTTATGCGGGTCAAACAAGTCAAGGTTCCAATGCGGTTGCATTGGGTCTATCTGCGGGTGAAACCAGTCAAGGTGATAGTGCCATTGCAATGGGTAGACAGGCGGGTCATTCAAGTCAAGGTGATAGTGCCATTGCAATGGGTAGACAGGCGGGTTACTCTAGTCAAGGTTCCAATGCGGTTGCTTTGGGTAATGGTGCGGGTAACACAAGTCAAGGTCTTAATGCAGTTGCAATGGGACAAAATGCTGGTCTATCCAATCAAGGTAATAGTGCAATCGCTTTGGGCTATTTTGCGGGTAATGACACTCAAAGCGAATATGCAATTGCACTGGGTTATGTAGCAGGTCATACAAGTCAAGGTTCCAATGCAGTTGCATTGGGACAAAATGCGGGTCAATCCAGTCAAGGTACTGATGCAGTTGCAATGGGTCAAAATGCGGGTAACACAAGTCAAGGTGTTGCTGCAGTTGCTATAGGGCTCTACGCGGGTAACGTCAGTCAAGGTTCTAATGCAATTGCTTTGGGTGGATCTGCGGGTAACAGTAATCAAGGTTTAGAGGCAGTTGCACTGGGTCCAGCTGCAGGTCAGTCCAATCAAGGTTCTAAGGCAATTGCACTGGGTCCAGCTGCAGGTCTATCCAATCAAGGTTCTAAGGCAATTGCTTTGGGTCATCAAGCGGGTTTTACAAGTCAAGGTGATAGTGCCATTGCACTTGGCAATACTGCGGGTGATACAAGTCAAGGTGATAGTGCAATTGCTTTGGGTTATTATGCAGGTAACATAAGTCAAGGTTCTAATGCAATTGCTTTGGGTGAAGGTGCGGGTTACAGTAATCAACCAAATAATTCCATTGTATTGAATGCCAGTGGATCTACTTTAAATGGATCTACTGCCAGTTCATTTTATGTAAAACCGATTAGAGGTGTTGCGCGCAGTTTGGGCCCGGGTGTGCTACATTATGATTCAAGCACATCCGAAATTACTTATTCCACCGACTAGTTCATACCACCATCATAAACAACCCCATTTGAATATTGTAAACGAGATTTCTCTTCGTCTTTTTCCATCATACGACAGATTCGATAGTAAATTTTTCTCGCCCAAAAGAAATTCAGTGCATTGATACCCAAAACCACAATTCCGACTGTTTTATCGACATAATGTGCGTTTGGCATAATCAATAAATCATATTGATCGCGAAAATATTCGAATGAAATATAAGGAAGCAGTATATTTCGATAAAGGAAAAAGGTGGACGCAAATAGCATGTTATTGAGTAATGACGGAAAATGGATAAATTGAAGAAATATTGTGCTCGTTTCGGTCAAAAGGGCAGGGAAACTATATCGCAAATGCCCGCTACAAACAGTACTCCCTGATCCGATGATGAATAATAATCCATGCAAAATAAATCCAGTGTCTTTTCTTACAATTCCTTCGTACAAATCATAAATACCATACGCCGAAGAAAATATTGGAATAAATTGTAAAAAGGGGGGTATCATATCATCCGTATATTTATATGCATGTGTCATTGCATAAGGATCACTATAAAGCATATAATTAGTTGCCGCTGACGTAACGACTGCATGTAATAAAGTCACTGTGTTGACCGTATTTACTGTAGGATAATGTGTATTGAGCCAAGTAAACATCCACGCGGATGCAGCAAAAATAATGATTTGAGATAACATCATAATGAATATGATGTGATTTATGTTTATATTCTTTACCATTTGTTATTCGCCTTTTTTACATTAATCGAAACCGCATTTCGCTTTTTGGTACGCGATGGGTCATATTCCTGACCTTCATCGTCAGAACCCATATCCTTGGATATATCCCAGAATTCTTTTGAACCTAACTTGAAACTAGGACGATTTTCCGCCTTGTACCAAAAAATCTGGTCGGTTAATTTGTTCGATTTTGCATTGTTATTAATAACAAGACATTCATAATTTTCCGTGGTTTGATCCATAACCGAGCAAAATGACTCGAGTGTGGGAAACATGGAGGCATAATTCTCCCAAATACGTCTACGATTGGTTAAATAGGGTTCTCTCAAAATAAATACATAATCAATGTTGGTACGTAAATTGGGTGGAATGCCTAAAGGATATTGCATGGTAATAATAAGCATGACTTTCCAATGACGCCCATTCATAAAGAGTAAGCGCATCATTTTGTCCTTGGTCCATGATTGATCGTATAGACAATCATCTAAAATGACAAAGGTTCGGGGATCTATTGTGGTTTTATTGAATTGGGCTTTTTCCTTATTCATTTGCTTTAGGACCGCCTTCTGTCGCCGCAATACATTTTCAATCAAGACCGTATTGTATTCTTCATGAATGAATAATTTGGGTACATGTTCTGAATAAAATCCGTTTCCCGCCTCTGTACCCGAAATAACGGTTCCTATAGGAATATCTTGATGATGAAAAAGTAAATCGCGCACTAAAAACGATTTACCTGTATCACGACGCCCAATCATCACTATGACCGGTCCCTTGTTTTCATCTGGCTTAAAGGTAATCCATTTCATATCGAATTTTTTCAATTGTAACGTCATTATTTAGGAAATACTGTGTATACTAAACAACACACATTTAATTTAGAGAAACCGAACGGGGGGTATACGTTTATACCATTAATAAAATCTGGCATAAGACGTTATAGCAGTTACCGATGTCGCATAGTACTATCCATTATTCCAAACCCGCAATGATAGATATCCATTCAATGAAAGAATCGTGCGACGATTCCGAGTACAATCCTTTTGACGTGGATAAACTGCAATTATACAATCCGATTTATCAACGATTTTTCGATATGAATGAAAGTAATTCGCAAACAATCGCCCTAAATCATCCGTATCATATCCATGATGCGACCCATGTGGTATCTATAAAAACAGGTGAACCGATTGAAAAGGACGTATTTATCAAGTATTCACCACTATTGGATCCATACCGATATATGATTGGAAAGTACAATCTAGAAGACGAGAGTATCCGTGCTATGCCCCAATTAAATAGTACACCCGACGAAGTACATCCCAAGATGCTTTCCGTTCACAATACGTCTTATGTTGACGCATTTTTCACCTATTTGTCGAGTGTATTGTATAACGACCGAAAAATGGAAAACGCAATTGATTTTTATGGGTCTTATTTGGGAGTCCAAAAAACATTCCGTTTTGATGTAACGGATGATATGGAATACCTGGAAACGTCGGATTTTTTCAATCGTCACAATGGCGCGTTATTTTACGTGGAAGATCCGAATGAAGACGACGAACACTCAATCAACGGAGGTTCACGGAAACATCGCAGACAATTGTGTTTTGAGGATGATTCACAAATCGTATTGGACGATTTTCTACAACTCGACGAGAACGCCTTTACAGAAGGATCACACTGCGACAATGATGACGAAATCGAAACGATTTATTCGAAATCTTCTAAAGGCTCTTTATCATCGAATTCTGATTCGTCCGATTCGTCCGATTCGTCCGAATTGAATTATAGTTCGTCTGAAGACGGCGAGGACAGTGAAAGTGGCGAGGATTTATCCGATTGTAGTTCAGAAGAATCCATAGAAGATATATTTGCCTACGTTCATAATTTCCCCGTCCAAATGATTTGCATGGAAAAGTGTACTGGGACATTAGACGATCTGTTTGAAAACGATGAAATGGACGAGGAAAATGGATGCAGTGCACTCTTCCAAATCATCATGACCCTTCTCACGTACCAGCGCGCATTTCAATTTACACACAACGATTTACATACCAATAATATCATGTATGTAACCACCGAAAAAGAATTCTTATATTACGACTTTGAAGACACCATCTACAAAGTACCCACTTACGGTAAAATATACAAAATCATCGATTTCGGACGCAGTATTTACAAATACAATGACCGCGTGTTCTGCAGTGATAGTTTTGGACCCGGGGGTGATGCATCCACACAATACAATTGCGAACCATTCTTGAATGAAAACAAACCTCGTTTGGAACCAAATAACGCATTTGACCTTTGTCGTCTCGGCACATCCATCTTCGATTTCATGATGGATATTGACGACAAATATGACGATTTGGACGAATTACAAAAGATCATTTATGAATGGTGCATGGATGACAATGGAAAAAATGTCCTTTATAGGAAAAATGGCGAGGAACGATACCCCAGTTTTAAACTATACAAAATGATTGCACGCACCGTCCATACACATACACCAGAAGCCCAATTGACAAAACCATTCTTCGCAAAATACGAATGCAAAGACGATATAACTGACGTTTCAGTCTTTTCTGTATGCAGCAACTAAATCGTATTGTATTTGGAACCTACAAATAGGAGCATAGAGAGTAATCGACCTAGTCCATATCCGATTATATCATATAACAGTGTCGATT